ATTCAAGGGAGAACTGGAATGCGATCTAATGTGCGTCGATTGGGTCGAGGGTACTGGTAAGAATGCCGGTCGCTTAGGTGCCCTGGTTCTCGAATCAGCTTGCGGCAAGATTAAGGTGAACGTAGGCACTGGGTTTACGGACTATGATCGTAATAAGATCACTAAGGACGTTGTTGGTAAAGTGATTTCCATTAAGTATAATGGTAGGATTGTTGACCAACGAACTGGTGTTTCGAGTCTCTTTCTTCCTGTGTTCATTGAAGTTAGAAACGATAAATCTGTGGCAGACAATTCAAAGGTTATCCGTTGATTATTTTTAATATTTACTGTATAGTAAATAAACTGAATAAGCTAAATATTTCTATTTGAGGACTAATTGATATGGCAAATGATGTAAAAGTAAATCTTGCATTGAGTGTTGAGGATGTAAATCTTGTTCTTAATGCATTGGCAGAACTTCCTGCTAAGCTTTCTATGGGCTTGATTAATAACATTTCAGTCCAGGCTCAGCAGCAGCTCCAGGCTACCCAACAGGCACCTAGTATGGCCGAAGCTTCAAGAGATGTAACAAATGAGATTCGTGATATTGAGGTTAATAACTAATATGGCTAACAGAAGCGACTTTCAATCAGACTTTCCTCGTTCCCTGAAGCGTATGCTCGCTATGGAGGAAGCATATGGCTGGGTTAGGGATAACCAGGAGCGAGGCGAACTCAAGCGCCTTTGGAGAGCCGCCCATACGCGCCATCGCGATTATGTCAATAAGCGTGGTACGATGGCCGTTGGTCAGAATGTAGATGAGAGTAGTGAATGAACACAATCGACTACTTCGGTAAAGAGTTAGTACTCAAACCTATCAACAAGGTTCGCGTCCGTGTGATTGACGGAAAGTGGAATGTTGAGTACCGTACCAAGAAGTGGTTTTTTAACTTTTGGAATGTTGAAGGTCAGTACCGTGACTTCGTTGATGCCAAAGCTAAGGCAGAGACATTGAAAGCACAAGGTGGATTCTTCACTCTAAGAGATGTGGTCATTGAGATGGATGTCAATACAGATGTTCAGGAAGAACCTGAAGCTGATTTATTCACTCAGTTTACTACAAGTGAGCAGACCGAGCCTCCTAAGAGAAGTTGGTTTGCACGAATATTCAAAAGGTCCTAACACGAGGGGCCTATAGCATAACGGTTAATGCAGCAAACTCATAATTTGTTGACTGTAGGTTCGAATCCTACTGGGCCCACCAAATTTAATATTATGGATTCACGACAACAAACAATTCAATACTTAATGCTCGAGGCTAGCGAACTTTCTAAAGTTTGTGCTGAGGCTTTGATGGCTGTCCATAGAAATAAGGCAGACATCAAGGTTGAGCAACAAGTTGGCGTTATCCTTAACGCCATCAAAGAAGCAACCATTCAACTTAACTTCTCAGAAGATAGACTGATGGTTGTAGTGGAGAAAGAACAACTAAGACGGGAGAAGGAACTATGATGGACGATATTGATCCAAAGACATACTTCAGTTTGTCTATGCGTAAAGATGGTAAAGATGTCAACGTCAACTTCGATGGTTTTGATATTACCAGTACTCAAATTCTTGAAGAAGTTCTCAACTTCATGAAGGCATGTGGCTATTGCTTTGACATTGATGACCGACTTGATATTGTTAACGATTTCAGATTTCAGGACGATAGTGTTAATCCGCAAATCGATATGTCATGGTTAGACAATTATCCAGACCCAGAGCTAACAAACTTTAATGCAAACAATATAACTAAGCCAGAGGGTTAATACAATGCCAGCTAAAACAGGTACTAAGGGTTACGGCAAGGGTCGGGCTAAGTTAGGTTCTAAGAAGCGGAAGGCTCGTCGTAAGAAGAGTTAATTATGAAAGTGCATATAGGTCGTTACCCAAAGAACGGTAGCGAGCAAAAGGTTAAAGTCCAAATTGACAAATGGGACACATGGAATATGGACTGCACGTTGGCCCATATTATTCTTCCTATGCTTATTCAGTTGAAACAAGCAAAGCAAGGTGCCCCTTTTGTGGATGACTGTGATGTTCCAGACAACATCAAATCTACCAGTGCTCCACCAAAAGAAAATGACTATGATGTTGATCAATTCCATTTTGATCGTTGGGACTATGTTCTTGATGAAATGATTTGGGCATTTGGTCAAAAGATTATTGATTGGGAAAAACAATACTATAGTGGCGAAGCCGACTACCTACACCAAGCATATGATGAGAATGATCAGAAGATAGGTGATCCATACAAGTGGCCTCAGAGGAGTCCTAAGGGTTCCAAGTACAGTCAACTTGTCACTGGTCCAAAGCACACATTCAAAACGGATATGGAAGGGCTGAAGGCACATCATGACCGTATGAAGAATGGCTTTAAGCTATTTGGTAAGTACTATGACGGTCTTTGGGATTGATATGAAACGGCAATGGCGTTGTGTTGACAAGAATAATCACTACTACTTCCAGGTAGACAATGGCTTAGTTATTGGCCAGGTCTATAACTATGCACATACAGTTATCTGGGGTGCTAAGATTCCTATTAATGCAACAGAAGAAAAGATTCTTGGTCAGTATGTTGAGATGGAATTTGCCAAGAGAGCAATAGAAGAATATTGGGAAGAGAAAGACCGTACATTCGATCTATATGATAATGACATGAAGCTTCTAGTTGGAAACAGTAACGGGTTATAGTGTGGATCTGGAACCTAAGGTTTATAGAAACTATATAGGTGAAAGCGAGAGACTGCATTTAAAACAGTATGCAGATACTCTTTTTGAAAGTGGTCATTTTTATGCCAACCATAACTATCCAAACAGGTGGCTTCTGATTCTTAAAAGAGCCCCACAGTCAGATCACTATGGTGCATACTACACAAATGAAATTAATAATTTGTATCTGCGAATCCTCTCCACACTAGGTTTACCTGATGGATGTATTGACCCTCGATTGGGAATTTTAATTTCTTATATTAAGCCAGGTGGCTTCATTCATAAACATAGAGACATCTACGCAGACCCAAATTGGAAAAATAAGGTCAACTATAGATTCAATATTGTTGTTGACAGAGGAACCGATCCATCGTATAATCCAGTAGTTAAAGATGTATCGTATGATATTGGTAAAGGTGATGCTTGGTCATTCAATGCAACAACAGACCTTCATTACACTCTACCCATTGCAGGACCTGAAAACAGAATTGTCTACCAGTTTGGATTTGCCATTCCTGAAGAAATGTAGTATAATACACTCATGAATATTTTTATTGTAGACCGTAATCCCACCGTAGCAGCTGAGATGCTATGTGACCAGCATGTTGTTAAGATGGTCACAGAGGGTGCTCAGATGCTATCCACTTGCCATAGAGTGCTAGATGGTAAGATGGAGATTGCACCTTCTGTATCTGGTAAGAGGAATGTTCCTCGCTATCGTCTGGATGATGGTCGTGATAGAGAACTCTATCATGCTGTCCACTTCAAGCACCCTTGTAACATTTGGATCAGAGAAGATGTTATTCACTATGAGTGGCTAATGACCCACACTCTCGTTCTTAGCCACGAGTATACAAAGCGGTACAAGAAGACACATGCCTGCCACAGTATACTTGAATACCTTATTGGTGTTGGTGCTCCTAAGAACATTCCTAACTATACAGCTGGCTCAAGATTACTTGGTAACCATCCGTTCGTTCAGGCAATGCCAGATCAATACAAAGATGCAGACCCAGTGAAGGCCTATAGAAACTTTTATATCGGTAGCAAGTCAAAATTTGCTCGCTGGCGATTTACAACACCTCCTAAGTGGTATACAGATGCAACTGCAAAGTCCGTACGAAGCGTATCAACTTTACGTGGCAATCAAGAATCACTTCCACACTAGTTACGACTTCTTTAAATACAATGGCAAAGTCAAAGTTCAGTTCACTGCTTTTGAAGTTCGGAAGGACAAGTATTTCTTTTCGAAGCTTCAGAAACATAGTGATCCTATTGGTCTTCTTGTATCTAACTTTGTTGATGACCCTAATGCGTGGATCGGAGACATAGTAAACGCTGAGATGAGCGAGGATGTTTATCTTCGTTGGAAGAAGAGACAGGACTCTATATCTTATACATTCCAGGAAGACCTAAAGAAGTTATCAAATGATATAGACGAATCGCTAAGAGTGGTCAATGGCCAGCATCCTAAACTACTAAAACTTCTCATTGGGAATACTATTTATCCAGAAACTGTAATCTTGCTAAATTCCCAATTGAACTTCTTCCCTTATTGGGAAAAGGAGATTCTGGACCCAGCAGTATGGCCAGTTGAACATAACAAGCTCGTAAAGTACAAACCATTCGTTAGGTTTGACAAACAAAAAACTAAGAAAATAACTGTTGACTATTTTGAGTTATAGTGGTAAGATAAATAGTGTATATTATGATTGTTTGTGAATACGTTCTATACACTAATATATTTAATACGGAGAATACATATGGCAAGTTCATTTAATCAATTGAAGCAAGGTCGTAAGAGCGACTTCGATAAGCTAGCAAAGGCTGTTGAGAAGCTCAACGAGAAGCAGGGTGGCAGTAACGAGGACAATCGTTTCTGGCAGCCTGGAGTAGACCAAGCTGGTAACGGTTTCGCCGTTATTCGTTTCCTCCCAGCACCTGCTGGTGAAGACAATCCTTTCGTACGAGTCTTTTCACATGGCTTTAAGGGTCCAGGTGGCTGGTTCATTGAGAACTGCCCAACTACTCTTAATGAGAAGTGTCCTGCTTGTGAAGAGAATACTAAGCTTTGGAACAGTGGCGTCGATTCTAATAAGAAGATTGTTTCTGAGCGTAAGCGAAAGCTAAATTTCATTTCTAATATCTACGTTGTTCGTGATCCAGCCAATCCTTCTAACGAAGGTAAGGTATTCTTATACAAGTATGGCAAGAAGATCTATGACAAAATCAACAACGCAATGTATCCTGAGTTTGAGGATGAGAAGGCAGTCAATCCCTTTGATATGTGGGAAGGTGCTGACTTCAAGTTGAAGATTCGTAAGGTCGAAGGCTACCGCAACTACGATAAGTCTGAGTTCGATAGTCCAGCTGCACTACTTGATGATGATGGTAAGCTCGAGAAGATTTGGCAGAGCGAGCATTCGCTTGCCAGCTTTACTGATAAGAAGGAGTTTAAGGCCTACGCTGATCTCTCCAACCGTTTGGCTAAGTCCCTTGGTCAGTCGGCTCCAATGTCTCGTGCTATTGAAGAAGAAGCAGAGGAAGAGGATGCTCCTGTCTACCGTCCTAAGGCGGCTCCTGCCAAGCAGGAAAAGGAAGCATGGAATTCTGATGATGAGGCATTCACGCCTTCTGATTCGGAAGATGATCTTCCAAACTTCTTTAAGAAGTTAGCTGAAGAATAAACGTCACTTATAAGCACGGAGTGCGTTCCATAGTGATGTTTTGGGGGCCAGGAAACTGGCCCCCTTTTTTATTTTAGAATGCTGCTGATTTTTGTTGTGGGGTGCTAACTCTACCACCAAAGATGCCATAGGCACTTAAAGGTGCATTAACTGTCTGAGACTGAGGTGCATTGACTACTGAGGATTGTGGAGCAACAATATTTGTCTGGCCACCACCAGTACCACCACCACTTTGAGCAGCAGCAACTTTTTGTGAGTCAGCATTCATTGCTGTACCTTGTGGTGCTGTAGAAACTGGAGTGATTGGTTTACCTTCTGCAACAGCTCGTCTTTGTTCTGGTGTCATCTGAGCAGCAGTATCTGCTTGCTTATTCTGACTCTGCATGTTTTGTAATCTTGCACGAGCAGATGAAGCACCAGACTTGTTACCAGACTTCTCCATCTGAGCAACTAATTGTTCTTGTTTTTGTATGTCCTGTTGGCTATATGGTTTTGCAGCAGCCTGGACAGGGGCAGCAGCTTGGCCTGGAGCAGCTACTGGCTTACCGGCAGCTGGTGGCTGGCCTGGAGCAGCTACTGGCTTACCGGCAGCTGGTGGCTGGCCTGGAGCAGCACCTGGCTTACCTGGTGCCTGAGCACCACCAGGAGCTGGCTTATTCATTACCTCTGCAATCTTAGCAAGAGCTGTTAATGAATCACCTGTCTTCTCGAAGCCCTGGGCTGATTCAGCAATCTTCTTTAGACCAGTAGACAACATATCAACATTCTTCATAAAGTCATTTGAGACCTTGAAGTTTGAGAGCTTACCTAGTGCCTCAATTGTAGATGGT